TCAATCCCCCGGAATGTACCTCGCCGCAGAGTGGTTCGGAGGCAATTCAGCCTGTCGAAGCAACGAACCCTGCGCCGCCCATTCTAGCGAGAGCGGCTCCAACACCCGCGCCAACGTCACCTCCGGCCCCTGCTTCCCGTCCAGGATCGCCTCGACGATGTCGGGCGAAAGCAGCGTCAGACGCAGGACCCGGGTCATGTAGGAGGGCGCGATGCCCTCCCTTTCGGCCAGTTCGGCGATGGTGGCGAACTCACCCGACTCCAGCATGCGCTTCCATCGGAAGGCGCGCGCCAGCGCCTTGATCAAGGCATCGTCGGGATGATGATGAGCGCGGGTGTCGGTGGGCACCTGCATCTCCTTGCGCCCGCCGCGCTTCACGATGCGGAATGGCACGTGGATTGTGACCGTCTCGGGGACCGCCGTCGCGCGGGTCATGACGCTGCTCCGAAGCTGCCAGACAGCATCTCGCGCGCGAGCCCTCCGAGGCCGTCCATCCGGAGCCGGAAGTTGAGCCCGTTCGTGCCGATATCGACGCGCTCGACCAGCAGCGTGACAATGCGCGCCTGCTCGGCGGGGAAGAGCTCGACCCACAGCGGGTCGAGTTGCTGCAACGCCGCGCGCGCGTCTGTCTCGGCGATATCACCGTGATGCGCCCGGGCCGCCTTCCACGTCCCTGCCACGATCTCAGGCTGGCGGAACACGGTACGGAGCTGGTCGACCACGGCGGCCTCGATCTCACCCGCTGGAACTCGCCCGACCGGACAAGCTCCCGCCCCGTGCTTCAGCACCGTCTGGCTGACATAGTAGCGATAGAGTTTCCCGCCCTTGCGGGTGTGCGTCGGCGAGAAGGCCGCGCCGTCGGGTCCGAACAGCAGCCCCTTCAGCACCGCGGGCGTCTCGGCGCGTGTGCGGGCGGCGCGCTTGCGGGGGCTCTCCTGCAGGATGGCGTGGACGCGGTCCCACGTCTCGCGGTCGATGATCGCGTCGTGCTCGCCGGGGTAGCTGTCGCCCTTGTGGACCGCCTCGCCGATGTAGGCTCGGTTGTTCAGCATCCGGTAGAGGTACTTCTTGTCGATCTGGTTGCCCCGTGGCGTCCGGATGCCGCGCTTGGTAACCTCGCGCGCCAATTCCGTGCCGGAGCCGATTTCGAGGAAGCGGGCGAAGATCCAGCGGACGTGCTCGGCGGCTTCGTCACTGATCACCAGCTTCCGGTTCTTGACCCGATAGCCGTAGGGCGGCACCCCGCCCATCCACATGCCCTTCTTCCGACTGGCGGCGACCTTGTCGCGGATGCGCTCAGCCGTGACCTCCCGCTCGAACTGGGCGAAGCTGAGCAGGATGTTCAGCGTCAGCCGCCCCATCGAGGTGGTGGTGTTGAAGGATTGCGTGACGGAGACGAAGGTCACGCCGTTGCGGTCGAACACCTCGACCAGCTTGGCGAAGTCGGCGAGCGAGCGGCTGAGGCGGTCGATCTTGTAGACCACCACGACGTCGACCAGCCCATCCTCGATGTCCTCCAGCAGGCGCTGCAGGCCGGGGCGCTCCAGCGTGCCGCCGGAGACTCCGCCGTCGTCATACTGATCGCGAACCAGCACCCAGCCCTCCGAGCGCTGGCTGGCAATGTATGCCTCGCAGGCCTCGCGTTGGGCGTGCAGCGAGTTGAACTCCTGATCCAGCCCTTCCTCGGAGGACTTGCGGGTGTAGATGGCGCAGCGGCGCTTGATCTTGACCTCGGTCATGTCCGGCCCCTCTGGTTCTTGAGGCCGAAGAACACCCAGCCATTCCAGCGCGTGCCGGTAATGCCGCGCGCAATGGCGGACAGCGATTTATAAGGGCGCCCCTGCCACTCGAAGCCGTCCTTCGTGACGGTGACGACATGTTCCACGCCCTGCCACTCCCGGATCAACCGCGTCCCGGCGATGGGCATCCGATCCGTACGGATGTAGCGTTTGTGGCGATCCCCACCGTCCAGGTCCTCACCCAGCCGCTCCAACCGCCGGATCGTCTCGGGTTTCAGGCCGCCGTAGGCCAGTTCCTGGATGCGGTAGGCGAGGCGGCTCTCCAGATAGCGGCGATTGAAGGGCGGCGGCTCGCTGTCGAACAGGTCGCGCCACTGCTGCTTCAGGTCGGGCGTCGGCGTGGTCTTGAGGGCGGCCAGTCGCGCGGGGATGGGATCGGTCATGCGTCTCTCCGATTGGTTGGAGTTGCATCACCGCTCTGGTTGGGCGGAGAGTGTAGCGAAAATTCTCCATTTTCCGCAGAGAGTTGCCGGTTCCGCGCATGGAGCCGAACGAGCCCGAGGGCCAGCAGCCGGCAAAGCTCGGAGCGGCGTTCGAGAGGCCGAAGGTGGTGGGGTGGGAGTGGGTTTCTCATACAAGCCCAAAGCCGCCTGGCGACATGAACTGGGACATGGCCGAAGCGAGAATAGTCCGATTTTTCGGACTTGGCGGAATCAGTTTTGGGCGAGAACCTGTGTGAACGCACTCAATTGGTGGCGGACACAATGACACGAAAAAAAGAAACCCTGAGTGAGGATATCCAAGCGGTTCTCTCCGAAGTGCCGAGTGCCGCGGTCATTTCGCTATTCGCGCGTACTGATCACCCGGAATTGCCAAGACTAGATCCGCCAGAGGAGCTGCAAGCGAATGCCGGCGGAGAGGAGCCCGAGACACGCCTGGTCTCGTGGATCGAGAACCTGGCGCCCGATCTGCTGAAACATATTGATCAGACGTGCAAACGCCTCCGCGGTCTTGCGGGAGAGAAGAGCCAGCATTCGCTCCGGACCATCGTGGAGCAACGCCTCCATCACGAGGCGATCTTGGTGTTCGAAGACGCGCCGCCCGGGCCGCTGGCTCGGAGCCTATGGGTCTTTGCCTCTCATCCCGAACTGTTCCGAGACGCCGAAGGGTTCGACAGAGCGCGACGTCATCGCGATCACGGACGGTTCTATTCTGCGTTCGAGGTCGATCTCGATGCCGTTCAGAGCATCGATTGCGACGCGGTGGACACGGAGCGGCTTGCTCGAGCCCTGCAAGAGCGGTTGTCGCTCCGGACCAAGGTCTCTGTATCCGTCGCGGACCTTCCAGAGGTACGCGATCATTTCCCGTCGGTTCTGCTGATCGCGCGGACTGGTGGACCGCTCTCCAATGTTTACCACCACACCGAGTCCGGTCGACGCGAGCCTCGCTTCTTTCGTCCCTCTGAAGAGGCGATCATGATCTTCACGCCGCAAACGCGGCAGATCGAAATCTGCTCCGATCACCGGGCCGTCCGACTGACTACGGCAGAGACGTTCGCCGAGGTCGTTCTCGGTCAGGACCTCTCGAAAAAGCCTCTGACCTGGAAGAACTATGACCTCAGCCGCTTCCAGACTTCGCTCACCCTGCCTGCGCCGGACTTGGACGGGGTCGACGTTCGTCGCGCCGCCGTCACGGAAGTCAATCTTCGGCTGGGAAACTGGAGCCGAAGCCTGTCACTGAAAGTCGGCGTCGATGACGATATCGAGCGCGTGGCCGAGCGCTTCCTTGGTCACGGCAACATATTTGCCCGGCACAAGCAATTCAGCCGGGTCGTCATCGCAGTGGAATACCGATTGCATGGTGACCGATCCGATCGATCGCTCAACCTGATTGTCACCGAAGGCAATCGCTCCAACGTGCGGTCCAAACATGATCCTGAAGAACGCGATCTCGGGCGGCGCCTGCTGGAGTTCTGGGGCATCCAGAAGGGATTCCGGCAACTGGAACCCGTCGAGGTGAGGCGGCAATCCGAGGCACTGCTGGACCTGCTGGAATACCCCGAAGAGCTCATCAGCCATGCTACCCTCGGAACTCTCGGCCTCGACCTCGAGCGATTGAAGGAGGCTGCAATCCTCGAGCGCAAGTCTCGGCAGTCGATCGTCGTCATCGAGGATGTCGAGCATGAGGTCGGCGCCAGCATGAAGCCGGGACACGTGCGCCTGGAAGGCAGTTTCGGCGAGGACGCCGGCGATGTGTCGGGCGAGGACTTCACGATGTACCGGATCGACCGCGGCCTGCTGATCGAGGACATCATCAGGTCCGTGGATGAAGCGCTGATCAGGAGGGACCGGGCATCCCAGAACAAGAACCTCCTTCTTCTTGGGTACCGGGGCATCGATGACGAACTCCACCCGATCTACTTTGCGCACGGCATTTCAACGGACAAACCGCGAACCACGGTCGACATCGAGCTCCGAGCCCGACACACGGCTGGTCCGGGTATCGTACTGACGTCCTCGAAGATCGAGACGCCTTATCTCGGCCCGAATGTCGTTCTGCATCTCGATCGGCTGATGGACGGCGAAGGGGAGACCCGGCTGACCTTGGACATCATAGATCGCGAGTTCCGGGCGAACCGCACATTGCTTGGCGGGGGGCAAAAGGCCCAAGTCATTCGTCACACAGCTTATTCCGCGACGGTGATCGTCCCGGGACTTCCGCCATTGCCGCTCTCCGCCTTCAACCAGATTATGATCTTCGGACGCCTCGTTGATGCGGCAAATGCCGGACGACCAGATGTTCCCACCCGTGACCTGATGGACGGGACGAGTTCAAGGTCGCCGCAAAATGCGTTCCCGGCTGCGTTGTGGAGGTCGATCAACAACGTCTACCTTGAGAAATCCCATGCCTCGCGGCATTGGCGGCTCTGCTGTCCTCTGGCCAGCTAATCTGACATTCGTCTTAAGTGCCTGCTGAGACCCTCTGACAAACGGTGTGCTCCAAGGTTCCGACCTAACGGAAGGAAACCGACATGGCACGAAACGAGCACACCTACACGAACCAGGGCGTCCCGGTGACGCGGCGGGTCCAGCGCCCCCGTGGCGACGACTGGCTTTGCAACTGCTGCGGCCGGCTGCTGGGCCGAATCCACGGACATGATGTCCATATCAGGTTCGAGCGGCGTCACGAATACATGGCGAGCCTGCCGGCGTCCGCGACCTGCAAGGGGTGCGGAACGCTGAACCGGGTTCGCGCTGCCGCCGCGGCGGCCTGACGCCACCCGCTGAACCGGGCCCGGGCTGCCGCGGCGGCCTGACGCCACCAAGACCACCGACAATCTGCAGAGGCGCACGACGCCCGAACCAAGGCCCGATGAGAGGCGCGAGATGCCCGGCCATAGCCCAGGCATCTCGTGTCCTCAAACTGGTCCGCGCTCCACGCGCAGCTCGCCCGGTCCGTGACCCGGCACTCCAACATCGTCAATTTCCACAAGCTGGCCCAGGAAGGCGGCCCGCTCGACGGGTTCCGCGACCCGGGTCATCTTCTCGGCTGGCTTCACGGCAGCGACGCCCCGCCCGACGAGAAGAACGACGTACTGCGGGACCTACTGCGTCGCGCGGTTTTCGACGCCGGCGACGGCACCGTCGCGACGGAGATCATGATCCTCGCGCTCTGGCCGGGATTGACCGCCATCCGAAGCCGCCTTCTTCGCTTTGCACGCGACGACGTGATCGACGCGGACCTGGTCGGGCGCCTGGCAATCGCCATTCGCAACGCTGACCCCGGGGGTGTTCGCAGGGTCGCGGCGACATTGCTCCGGAACGTCGAGCGGGACATCCGGCGTGACTGGTCGGACGACAGCGGCCGAACACGGTCTGCCGTGGATCTCGACGTCGTGCCCGATCTGATTTCAGACGACGAGGTCAGCGCGGACGTCGTGATCGATGCGATGATCGCGAGCCATGGCAAGGACGGGGCGCTGCTCGCAGCGGTCCACCTGGCCGGCTACAGCCAGAAGGAGGTGGCCGACCATCTCGGTGTCAGCCACGACGCGATCCGCAAGCGCTGCCAGCGCGCGCTCGTCCGGCTCAAAAGGATGTCCGAGTGAGATGTCCCAATCCCGACCTCCCTCCGGCTTTTCCCATTTGAGCGTGCAGCGGGCACGCGTTGCTGCGGGAACGGATCAATGGATATCCGGATCATCGAGGACGATTTCGAGCGACTTCCCGGGCTCTTCGGGGCCTGGGATTTCGGCATGCTGCTCGAGGATGGACGAACCTACCTGGTCGAGGACGGCGGGCGCACGGATGACGGTCAGGCGCTCTACATGGTGTTCCGCAGGCCAGCGGCCCGATCGGGAGCGTCGTCATGAGCGCCGCCGATCCTGTTTATGGTGCCAGCACGATAAAAAGCCGGGCGACGAAGGCCGAGATGGCCGAGCGCGAGGCGTTTCTCGTGAGCTACGCCACCGCGCATGCACCGGTGACGGTTCGCGGCCTCTATTACCAGGCCGAGGTCGCCGCGCTTCCGGGGATCGAGAAGACCGAGAACGGATACCGGAAGGTCCAGTCGCAGGTGCTGAAGCTGCGCCAGGCCGGGCGCATGCCCTACAGCGCGATCTCGGACGCGACGCGCTACATGCGCAAGCCCCGGACTTTCGATGGCTGGGAGGAGGCGCTGTCCGACACCGTGCGCCTCTATCGCAAGAGCCTCTGGGCCGATCAGCACGAGACGGTGGAGGTCTGGCTGGAGAAGTCCGCGCTTGCCGGCGTCATATATCCGGTGACCGCCGAGTACGACGTGCCCCTCATGTGCACGGTCGGCTTCACGTCCGAGACATTTGCCTACGAGGCGGTCGAAATGCAGCGGGGCACCGGTCAGCGGCTCGTGATCCTCGCGCTCTACGACTTCGACCGAGCCGGCCAGGACGCATGTCGGTCGCTCCAGAGCAAGGTCGAACGGTTCGCCGAGGAGATGGATGTCGAGGTCGCGTTCGAACATCTCGGGCTCAACCTCGGACAGGTCAGGGACCTCTCGCTGCCCACCCGTCCGCCCAAACGAAAGTCCCCGGCCGACCGGCGCTGGCCGCATGACATTGCAGCGGAGCTGGATGCGATCCCGCCGGACGACCTGCGCGCGCTTGTGAGGGAGGCAATCGAGCGCCGCCTGCCGCTTGCTGAGCTCGAACGCCTGAAGGACATCGAGGAGGCGGAGCGCGATACCCTCCGCGACTTTCTGGGGAGCTGGTCATGACGTCGCCAGATCAGGCTGAACTCCCACCTCGCCTGACCGAACGGGAACTCTCGGAGCACTGGCGCGTGACGACGCGAACCTTGCAGCGCTGGCGGGCCGAGGGATTCGGGCCGCGCTGGCTGCGGATTGGCGGGCGCATCCTCTACCCGCGTGACGAGGTGCTGGCGTATGAGCGTCGCCAGCGCGAGCCGGGCTAGGAGAGCGCGGTGGACGGAGGCCGCTCCGATCCGCCGAACATGGGGAAAACCGGGCAGGCTGCCAGTGGCGGCCCGCTTGGCATGCGCTGGTTCGAGACCCATGCGCCGGCACTCCTGGAGCAAGGCTACGAGCCACTTCCGATCCGACGCGGTCAGAAGGCGCCGGCAGTCTCGCGCTGGTCGCAGGTGACAATAGATGCGGCCCGGGTGGAGCAATGGGCCCGGGATTATCCTGCCTGCGGAATAGGGCTCCGCACCGGCACACTCGTCGGGTTGGACATCGACATCCTCGACCCCGATCTTGCGCACCAGGCGCAGACTCTGGCCTTTGAGCGCCTCGGCACCACGCTCATCCGTGTCGGGCAATGGCCAAAGCGACTGCTGCTCTACCGTACGGAGCAGCCGTTTCCGAAGATCGACGTGAAGCCGCTCGAGGTCCTCGGCGCCGGACAGCAATTCGTGGCGTTCGGTCAGCACCCCGGCACCGGCAGGCCGTATGGCTGGCCGCTCGGTGAGACACCGCTCGATGTCCCGCTCGACGAGCTGCCAGGTGTCGACCAGGACGGAATGACCGCCTTCGTCGCAGAGGCCCGGGCGTTCATTCCCGAGATGTCGCGACCGGGGGCACGGTCGGGCAGCGGTCGCAAGACCGGCCGATCCGGTGGCGCTCGAGCCAGCGGCATCGTTCGAGACGGGGCGGGCAAGGTCGTCGATGGCCGGGACGATTGGCTCTCGCGAATTGCCTACCACGCTGTCCACGACGCCCTCGACCGTGACGACGATCTTGGGCCAGATCGGATTGCCGAAACGGTCTGGGAGCGCTTCCTGGCCTCCACCGACCTGTCACGGCCGCGCCAGGATGGAGGACGCGCGTGGTCCTTTGGAGATGCTCTCAAGAAGGTCTGCGAGAAACTGCGGCTTCAGGCGCGGGGGGTCCTGCCGCCGCGGCAATCGGCGAGTATCGAGGCGGACTACGTCGCACCCTCGTTGAGCGCCGACCAGGCGCGGGCCACGCTCGAGACCGAGATCGCCGCATTCTGCAGGACAGTTCTCGATCATCATTCTGCAGAGAGCCCGGTCGAGCCGGTCCCGATCGGCCTCCGGGCCACGACCGGGCTTGGGAAGAGCACCATTGCGCGGCGGCAGTTCATGGAACTGCGTGGCAAACTCGAAGCGCTCGGTTTACCCCATCGGTTCCTCGTCTTTGCGCCGTCCCACGCACTGGCTGAAGAGACCGCGGAGGCCTGGCGCGAGCTTGGCCTGAGAGCGGCCGTCCTGCGAGGGCACGAACGCATGCACCCGGTGCTGAAAGCGCCGATGTGCCGGGACACCGAAGCCATGCGGGCGGCCCTGAATGCGGGCGCCGATCCGCAGACCACGGTCTGCGCAGGGCAGGGCGGTTTGACCTGCAGCCATTTCCACGACTGGCTCAAGCAGAGCAACCGCGACGAGGTCCGGGCAGCGGACGTGGTCGTGGCCCCCTACGATGCGCTCTATACGGGCTTTGCGGTGGATGCGTCCACGATCGCTGCAATCATCGTGGACGAGGGCTGCTGGGCTCGGGCCGTTCGGACCACGACCTCCCTGAATGTCGAGGCACTGACGATCGACCTTCTCCCTCGTCTTGGAGTGGGGATGGAGAAGCGCCGGGCTGCTATTCGACGGGCCGATCATCTTGCACTGCGTCAAAAGCTGCAGCGAGCCTTGGGTCTCAGCGGAACTGGACCGGTGCGTCATGACTGCCTTGTCGAGGCGGGTCTTTCGTCGCGGGATTGCATCGAGGCAATCCGGATGGAATTGTCGATGATGTCCGATCCGGGATTGATCCCGTGCCTGACAGGGGCAGCGCGCGGCGCTGCGTTTGCTGCCGCAGCCCGTAACGAACGGCTGCGGTCCCTCGCGCGGGCTTGGCAACTGGCGGCGAACCTTCTCGACAGCGGCGGAGAGGCGTCTGCACAGTTGCGCGTTGAGCTGGACGGCGAGAGCCACAGCATCAAGATGATCGGTGCTGTTGCGATCGACGACGATCTTGTCGACAAGCCGGTCTTGCACCTCGACGCCACGTTGCGCGACGACATCGCCACGCGACTTTTGCCAGGACTCAAGACGAGGATCATCGAGGCCGCTGCGCCGCACATGAGCCTGCATCTCGTGACCGGCCGGTTCGGCAAGTCGGCCATCGTGCCCGACGATCGAGCGGCGCCCGACGAGAACGCTCGACGTGGCCGCAACCTCTCCGATTGCGTCGATCAGGTTCGCTGGCATACCCGCCGGCTGGCACCCGGGACGATCCTGGTCGTGACCTACAAGGCGATCGAGGACGCCTTTTCGGACATCCCGGGCGTGGTCACCGGGCACTTCAACGCGCTGGCAGGGCTCGACGGCTTCAGGGACGTCCGGGGCATCTTCATCATCGGCCGGCCTTTGCCCAGGGACAGTCAGTTGCCTGCGCCCTGTGCCGCACTCTTCGACCTCGTGGCCGACGGAGAGTACCGCTGGCAGACCAGTGCGGTACGGATGCGCGACGGGTCCAGCCGGGCCGTCCGGGTCCTGAGGCATGACGATGAGGTCGCCGAGATCGTCCGCGCTGCGATCTGTGACGACGAGTTGATCCAAGACATCGGTCGAGGCCGCGGGGTCAATAGGACGGAAGCAGATCCGCTGGAGGTGCACGTCTTGGCCGACGTGGCGCTGCCGCTCGTCCATGACAGCGTCGTAAACTGGGACAGCGTGAAGCCGGACATCGTGCAGCGCATGCTGCTCGCTGGCGTTGCCGTGGACAGCCCAGCCGATGCAGTAGCTCTGCATCCGCACCTCTTCGACAACGAGAAGCAGGCTCAAAAGGCGTTCGAAAGAGCAGGATTTAAGCGACAAATTCCTTATAACATATATAGGGGAATGTCGCTTAAATCGGCAGCCTACCGGAGATCCGGCCGGGGGCGATCTTGGCAGACGGCTCTTTGGCTCGATCGGGATGTCGGTGTAGCGCGCGCCGAAATCGAAGTTGCGCTCGGTCCGCTTTCTGGGTGGAAGTCCGAATAAGGTCATCATTATTGACGTTTTGGAGCTCTGCGCTTTCAACTCCATTTTCTTCCGCCTTGTCTTCTCATGTCGTTCATTGTCGTTTTTCGTCACGGTGACAGGGGTTTAGGCGCCATGATATGATCTCCGAGAGAGGCAGGCAAACAGCCGAGAGTTACCGGAGCGGGGGTATGGCGCAGGCACTGGCAGAGCGGGTAGGCGGGCCGATCGGAGCCCAGTCGATCGAACATCGGCCGGTCGCGGACCTGGTTCCTTATGCCAACAACGCCCGCACGCACAGCGAGGCGCAGGTCGCGCTGATCGCCGGGTCGATCCGGGAGTTCGGGTTCAACAACCCGGTGCTGGTCGATGGCGACAGCGGCATCATCGCAGGGCATGGCCGCGTGCTGGCCGCGCGGAAGCTGGGGCTCCCGAGCGTCCCGGTGATCGAACTGGCGCATCTGACGGAGGCGCAGAAGCGGGCCTACATCCTGGCCGACAACCGTCTGGCGGAGCAGGCGGGATGGGACCGGGAGTTGCTCGGCCTCGAACTCGCTGACCTCGGAGACCTCGGCGTGGACCTTGGCAGTCTCGGCTTCGACGGGGCGGAGCTGGATGCGCTGCTGGCGAGTGGACAGGCTCAGGATGGCGAGGAGGTAACGCCGGACCCGCCGACCAATCCTGTCAGCCGACCGGGCGATCTCTGGATGTTGGGCCAGCACCGGCTGCTCTGCGGGGATGCCACCAGCAAGACTGACGTCGATCGGTTGCTCGATGGCGTCACGCCGCATCTCATGGTGACCGACCCGCCCTACGGCGTGAACTACGATCCGGCCTGGCGGAACGAGACCGGCGCATCGAAGACCAAGCGCACAGGCAAAGTCGCCAATGATGACCGCGCCGACTGGCGTGAGGCCTGGGCGTTGTTCCCCGGCGATGTCGCCTACGTCTGGCATGGCGCGCTGCATGCGACCACCGTGGCGGACAGTCTTGTGGCCACCGGCTTCGATATCCGCAGCCAGATCATCTGGGCCAAGGACCGACACGTCCTGAGCCGCGGCCATTATCACTGGCAGCACGAACCGGCCTGGTATGCTGTCCGCGGCAAAGGGCACTGGTCCGGCGACCGCAAGCAATCCACGTTGTGGACCATCCCGAACCGGGACCAGGATGCCGTCACCGTTCACGGCACGCAGAAGCCGGTGGAGTGCATGCGCCGGCCGATGTTGAACAACTCGAGCCCGGGGCAGGCGGTCTACGAACCGTTCTCCGGGTCGGGCAGCAGCCTCATCGCGGCGGCGACGGCTGGCAGGGTCTGCTATGCTATGGAACTGGACCCGGCCTATGTCGATGTCGCCGTGATGCGGTGGCAGGCCTTCACCGGTCAGGATGCTGTACTGTCCGGAGGAGCGACGTTCACCGAGACCGCGATCGGGCGACGCGGGGAGGCGGTGGCATGAGCCAGCAGCGCCGGATGTCTCTCGTTGAGGCGATCGCGAACGTCGTGATCGGCTACGGCGTCGCGCTTGCGACGCAGTTCGCCGTGTTCCCCCTGGTCGGCATTGAAGCTCAACACCGGCAAATGGTGCTGACGGGCCTCGCCTTCACGGCGGTATCGCTGGTGCGCAGCTACGCGCTGCGGCGCCTGTTCGACCGCTGCACGGCAAAGGGAGCGTGAGATGGGGCGGCCGCCGATCACCCTCGACGATCATCAGCGCTCCGAGGTCGAGACGCTCGCCGCCTTGCTGAACCAGGAGCAGATCGCCGATTACTTCGGCATCGCCCGCAATACCTTCCGTGCCATCTGTGAGCGCGACCCGGAAGTTCTTGCGCACTACAAAAGGGGCAAGGCGAAGGCCATCGCGCACGTGGCCCACGGTCTGCTCCAGAAGGCCCGTGCCGGCTGCACCACCTCGTCGATCTTCTATCTCAAGACACAGGCGGGCTGGCAGGAGACGTCCGGCATCGAGCATTCCGGCGAGACGAGCGTAACGCACAAGGGCCAGGCCACGGACGCGCTGGCGAAGTTGCTCGACCAGATTGCAGAGCGCAAACAGAGGATCGGCGTCGAGGCGCCGGACCGCACGACATGAGACGCGGGCCAAAGCTCAAGCCGTCGATGTCGCCGCGGCTCAAGGAGGGTGGCGTGCCGCGCTGT